TGACTTCTGAATCACAGTCCATGTTTTCATATTGATTATAGCGTTCAATACGGTTGGGGTGTCCAGAGTATACTTCAGGCAGACGGCTAGCATAGTTGCGGAATGCAAAGTCGTTGGGTGTGCCACCAGCATTGTAGCCGTCGCCTGTTTGTCTAGGATATCCGTCTAGGCCAAATTGATTTTGCCCAGATATTGGACTCAGCTGGCCGCCGGTGTTTGCGACTTTGAAATATTTTTTCCAACCGGGTTTACGAGTATTTTGATTATCTGCCATGGTGTTATATTTACCGTGACCTAGCTACTATACTGCATTATTTTTGTCGACACGCCTAATTGATTTTTTAATATTGAGATCATTTCGTCCATTTTATCCAGCTGTGCTGCCATAATATCTGAGCCCATTTCACCACCGCCAGCGGCTGCTTGCTGTGCGGCTGTATTTAATGGCACAATTGCTTCGGTTCCATGCATGGTTAAATTAGGTTTGTACCCACCTATGGGTCCGCTTAATATACCACCATTGGCCGCGGACATTTCTGGGTCCGCTCTACCAGATCGACGAGCATTGATCAATGCTTCTGCATAAGGAGAATCAGATCCTAAACTCTTAGAAGTATAGTCACTGCCCCAGCCAACTAACCCTGCGTGTGAGGTATCAAAGTGAAGGTGGGCGCCACCTGGTGCATGAAATTCAGCGCCTATTCCTGTGAATCCTAAGTCGATAGCTCCCTTGATTAATTTGTTTGTGTCGGCTGCACTTAATTTGTTAGCACCAAAGCCAAGATCAATAGCATCACCTGATCCGTGATTTGCTGCCCCTTGTCTAAAGCCACTAGTGACTGTTAACTTTTTACCTATCAATGCTTCTAAAGATGCTTTTTTGCTTAATACATCAGGTTTAACACCTTTTTCGTTTGGACCTGCAGATCCTTCTGAGGACGCAGATGCTGGACCTTGTGGATGATCTTGACCTGCATTTTTTTCTCCGCCATCCATTTGAGGTGCGGAACCACCACCGCCACCGCCACCGCCACCAGGCATCGATGTTAGTGGCGCCATTCCTTGTTTGCGCCGTTCTCTGTTTAGATTTTTTAAGGCATTTGCATTCTCTAAAGATTGGCGGCCTTCTTCACGCGAGCCTGCTTCGGTGCTTGTATTTTTAGCTTTATCTAAAGATTCTTTATTTGATTCTTTGCGAGTTTTTTCTGTGTCTTCGTCTTCGGTGTGGCCACCAATTTTTTCGTTGACAAATTTAACAAACTTGGCCATTGATTTAGTCATAGCCGCTGTTGCTTTAGCTGCATCAGGAAGGAAAGTAAATCCTAACTTTTGCATCTCAATGCCCATTGATTGCATGGCTTTTTGTGCGTCAACAGTTTGATCAGTTAGTTCATCTTGCCCTTTGGTCATTTGTTTATCTTGACGCTCTTTGACCAGTTGACCGTTGACTAACTTGGCATTAACTATGTCTGACTGTTGAGAGTAATCTAAATAAGCTGAGTTTGCTTTATCTACATACTTGGCATTATTCATTGCCGCAGCGGCGGTGCCTTTCATGGCCTTTTGCATTTCTATAGCTGCTTCGCTAGATGATAAGCTACCGTTCTTTACTCGATCTAAAATGTCTTGTGCGGCACCGCCTGTAGACGCCATGAGTTTTTTAGATGCGTCTGTTCCTGCACCCGACAGTAAATCTCGTATACCTTGCCCAGCTTCTTGGCTCATAGCCGAATACTGAGTTTGCAATTGCATTAACTGTTTGGCTTCTTTTTCTTTGCCTTGCGAAATCAATTCATCATAGTTGGCGCGGAAACGACTTTCACTAAGAGCTGCATCTTGTTGTTTCTGTATGGCCTCACGGCTCATGCCTGTTACTTTTTGCAGTGCGTCTAGTTCAATTGCATAGGCCTTAGCGCCTGCGGCTAATTCTTGATTGCTTTTGCCTTGTGCTTGTCCCAGTCTAGTTTGTTGTGTGATAAAGGCCGCTGTGCTAGCACCAATTTCATCAGTGCTCATGCCTAATCTACGTAGGCTATCATCACTGCCTTCACTTAGATCTGCAAGTTTTCCGGTTATCTCACTGAAGGCATCAGCACCGTCGCCAGCCATGCCTTTGAATCTGGCTAGAGCCTGCGCATTTTCAGTTACTTGTTTGTTAAAGGCCGCAAACGACAGATTTGATGTTATAAACTGCTTTTGCAGTCCACTCATGCCTTTTTCAGTCAATGCCCCAACTGCGCCTAACTTGTTAAACGACTGGGCTGTTTGATCCATCTGATCCAGCATGAATTTGCTGGCTGCCGCTGTGGCTTGGATTCCTGCGGCCAGTGCTTCCCCGGCAAACGGAATGGCTTTGGCCATACCCGACAATGCATTAGCTGCAATGTCAACTACAGTGTTAAGCTGTGTAAAATTTGACTGACCTTTGCTTAAATTTGCAGCAAGAGATCCCATTGCATTAACAGCTTGTTTGCTGGCTACGGCTAAATTTTTTCCAAAATCTTCTCGTGCTTTTTTAACAGTTTTAGCAGAGCCAAGAAGTTCTTCCCCAAACCCTCTTAAATTAACTTTGCCATAGTCAGCGGCTTCCTTCATTCCTTGTGTAGCTTCACGGAAGTCTGCCATTGCTTGTTGTAGTTCGTTTTCTGTAGCCATGTGTTAGTGCTCGATAAGTATTAACATATATTTATGGTGAAAAAATGACCCAAACTGATAACCCGTTACGCAAGTATTTTAGACAAGCAGTTATACATCTTCGACTGCCTAGTGGTGGTAAATTCTATCCGCCTGGCACTGTAGATCTTCCGCCCAACGGAGAAATACCTATTTTATCTATGACTGCTGTGGATGAAATTACTAGTAGAACTCCCGATGCGTTGTTTAACGGATCTGCTGTGGTAAATGTTTTGGCCAGTTGTGTGCCAAACATACACGATCCGTGGAATATGCCGTCTGTGGACTTTTATGCATTGTTAGCTGCTGTGCGTATTGCCAGTTACGGACACGACATGGAAATTAGTAGTGCTTGTCCAAAATGTGGTGAGGTTCATCAGTATACTATAGATTTGCGAGGAGTGTTAGATCAAATTCAAATGCCCGATTACGATGCCCCTGCTGTCGTTGGCGATTTAAATTTTTATTTTGTTCCAATGACCTATCGTCAATTAAACGAAGTTAGTCAAGTCCAATACGAAGATCAAAAACTTATGCAGGTATTAAATTCTAGCGAAGTTACTGAAACAGAAAAAATGGAAAAGTTAGGTGAGGCATTTAAACGTATAACCCAACTGACTATACGTAGTATAGCACAAAGTATTGGCACCATAAAAACAAATACGTTTATGGTCACTGACACTGCACAAATTGAAGAATTTTTAATCAATGCTCCTAAAGATGTGTTTAATCGAGTTAGAGATCATGCCATCGAGTTAAGATCAACAACTGATCTTAAACCTGTGTCTATCACTTGTGACAGTTGCAAACACGAATACAAACAAGAATTTACATTGGACATGTCAAATTTTTTCGAAACCGCCTCTTAGTACTGGACTCTGACAGCATCGGTAAAATGATCGATGCCATGGAGAAAGAAACGCAAAACATTCGGCTTGATGTATTAAAACTGTGTTGGTATATGAGAGGCGGTGTCACATTTGAAGAAGCTATGCAAATGGGTCAGTCTGACCGCGACTTAATTGACACCATAGTCAAAGAAAATCTCGAAACAACCAAAAAATCAGGACTGCCTTTCTTTTAATGTTAAATTTAGAAATTGTAAAACAAGATATAGAAAAGTGGATCGTGGACTTTGTAGAGGTTCCACATCCTGCGTTAGGAGGCTGGGCGCCGTGCCCGTATGCCCGTAAGGCTCGATTAGATCGCGACTTTGATGTTAGACTCGGACTTGCACCTATACACGATTTGGTTCAAATTAGTCAAAAAGGGCTAGGTGGAAAAAGCGTTGTAATTGTTGTTTATGAACCATCTGAATACAGTTATGAAGAATTTAGCAAAGCATTAGAAATTGCTAATCGCGAATTTTTGTTACCAAATGATTTGTTAGCCTTAGAGGATCATCCTGGTGATCCTGAAATTGTAAATGGCATTACAATGAATCAAGGAACTTACGCATTAGCATTGGTGCAAAGCCTGAGTGATTTAAACGAAAAAGCTCAGCTGGTTGCTCGCAAGGGCTTTTATGATACATGGCCTGAAAAATATTTACAGGTTCTTTTTAAACATCGCAAAGATCCAAGACTATGACTTATCAATTTGCTCGAATACGTTTGGAAAAAACCACATACCAACCCAGTGTTGCGTGGCGATATATTCGCGAACCCAACATTGCACAACTGCAAGATATCTATAGAACCTATTGTATCTATAAACATTTTGCCAGTGTTATGCCGTTGTTTGACAGTCAGTTTACTGACCCTGATACCGATGTGATCGGGTATTACGAAGAAGAGCAGTTGGTAGCGTTTAGTTTGATGAAACGTTACGACAAGGAAAACGTTTTAGCCAGTCAGTTTGCATGGACCTACCACAATCCACGAACTAGACTTGGCGTAGAAAGTTTAAAAACCGAGTGCGCGATTTACCGAGACCAAGGCTATAAATTTTTATACCTGGATCAAGCTCACTTATATAAACAA